CAAGGACCGGCAGGACCACAGGGACCAGCAGGTGCAGACGGAGCACAAGGACCGGCAGGACCACAGGGACCAGCAGGTGCAGACGGAGCACAAGGACCGGCAGGACCACAGGGACCAGCAGGAATCATCGAGCCGCCAGTGCCGTTAGCTTCTATACAAAACATAACAATAATGTCAACTAGCGACGGTACTCAATCTGGTAATACAGGTGATTCAGTTGTAACTTATACATCTTCATCAGCTGCGCCGGTAATTGCAACAGGTTTAATCATAACAACCGGAAGCAATCTTGCGTATAAGATAGGAACTGCCGAAACTGGTACTCAAACAGTAAACTTTAATTCTGGTTTATCAGCAACAGAATTTACGGTTTATGCATTTATTACCAGCGCCGCCGGCACAATTTATTCTACGCCGATGGCAGGTAAATCAGCAACTTAATCTCGTGCCGGACCTATATTGTCCGGCCGAAGTAACCATAAAACCCAAGATGAGTTGTCTGGTAAATCGTAATAAAAATCTAATATATACCAAGAACTAAATTTAAGATACATTTCAGTTTTTATGTTATCATGGTGCCAATCTGTAATATGAGATTGGCACCACTCGATCGTTTTTGTATCCTCTCGTATCATCCAACATTTTGCATTTTCCAAATCTAAAGATACTTGCCATTCATGTAAGACCATTCTGCCGATTTTTACATGTTTAAAGAGAGATCCAAATTTTTCTGTCATCTGACCTAGACTCGTTAAAAATAAGATCTAATGCTTCTGATAAATTACCGTCATCTAATAACGGTACTAATCTAGGTTGTGTAAGACTATGGGTCCAATCAATTTCTTCTAAACTGCCAAGTCCTTTTGCGCGAGTTGGCTTTGGTGCACCCTTCCAATCATCTGCATTGTATGTTTGATAGTCATCTGCATACCAATAAAATCTATTTTTGCCTTTTTCTTGAATAATAAACGGAGTTTGAAACACATAGAAAACAGGCGGTAATTTTGGATCAAACAATTCTGGCCAATGTAAATAGAAAAAATTTACCAATAATGCTGTGATATTTGCGCCATCTGGGTCCTGGTCTGCTGCAAGATAAATCTTTCCATATCTTAAATCTCGCCTTTCGGCCCTCTGACCTAACCCTACTCCTACAGCGGTCATGATATCGGCAATAATTTGATTTTCAATAACTGTTTTAGGTGTTTCTCCTCTAACATTGAGAATCTTACCTCGTAATGGCAATGCCCCGTGCAATTCTGGATTTCGTACTGCACCTACCATACTAACAGCAGAATCTCCTTCACATATTAAAAGTATGCATTTTGAACGATCCTTACCATTTGCATCAAGCAACTTGGGAATTTTATTACGCATTAATTTGCGATTGGCTTTGGCAATGTCAGCGTCGTCACGTTTTTGAGTTCTCACCGAACAACGTGCATAGATGGAGTCTATCCAAGATTTATTATTACGAATAATTGTCTTGAATGTTGCTTCATCTTCGAGGCTTGCTTTGATATAACGGTCAACTTCGTCATTTATCAAACGAGTCTTGCTTTGACTATCAAAATTTGGAGCGTGCATAGTGGTTGTATTGTAAATCAATAATCCTTCTGCAATATCGCTTCGATTTGGGGTTAATCCTCGTCGCTTGCTTTCGCGTTCCATAGATTTAAGCATACCACTAAAAAACAATCTCTTGAATGTATCAATATGCTGTCCCCCGTTGAATGCAGGAATATCATTCACGGTACTGTGCAGGTATTCACCTTCTTGAGCAAAATTAGGTAATAGATAGTATGTGCTATAAAACTTGTCTCCGTTAATGGTAATGACAACTGGTTCAAGCCCAGAAAACAAAGTCTTATCAATGGTTTTTCCCACGGTAATCTTTTCGTCATTGAAAGTAAATCGTATTTTAGGGTGATTTGCAGCAACCTCGAATATTCTAGCTTTGACAAACTCTAGAGGAATTTTAGCCTTAGGAAATACCGTTGGGCTCAGCGTAAATCTTATTTCTGTCCCTGATTTCATAGAAGTCGAAAATATTCTTGGTTCTCTTATATCAAGATCTGGCATAAGTTCCGTACCTTCTCGAAATGTTTGCTGAAATCGTTTGCCATCTCGACGGATGTCGATAGAAAATTCTTTTGAACAACTTACAACGCATGATGCTCCTATTCCATTAGTACCCCTAACTTCTTCTCGAGCACCGAAATTTCTACCGGCTCGAGCTTGTGTTAACGCTATGGTAGCTTTATGCATCTTTTCATCTTCATCCCAATCAATTGGAATACCTCGGCCGTCATCTGACACAAAAAATGACAAGGTGTTTGGATCATATTTGATATCGATCTTGGTACCGTGACCGTGACCTACAACTTCATCTAGACTATTATCGAATATTTCTCTAAATGCACAATATGCAGCAGGTGTCCACGAAACTTCTTCTGCTGCGAGTTTTTTGCCATCCCAGTTAATTACGGTTTGTGTATGCAGATTTCTACTACCTAAATACATTTCTGTACGTAAACGATGATGCGCATAGTCTGTTAATTTCACTATTTCTTCGCTGGGTTTTTTAGCCATTGCAAATCCTAAGTTAATAATATGTTGATAAGCATAAACAAATTCATTATGATGTCAACCATATAGAAAATGGAGGATAAAGTATCCTCCATTTTTACACAAATTCATTTTTCTTTAACTATATAAATTTTATGATACTAAGAGTTCTAACAAGCAAATGTTGACTCTCTAGCTTTATTTTAATTAATTACTAATTATTAAGTTTATAACTATTGTTTATTTTTATGTTGTCGTTTCGTTTTGTACATTTTAAAGTGGGCCCACTTCTGTTTCTAGGTAGGACCCACACCCAATGAGTTTATGCCGCTAGGGCAACTTCCTCAAATGCAACGTTGTCGTTGGCATTTCTAATTTTTGAACTAATTGTGGGTCGTATCTTACCCAATGCCTACTTCAACCCTTAATGTCGCCAATCGATATCTGTTTCCGCCCCACAAAAAAACATATCGCTTACCGCTTTTACGGCCGTTATTATGCGGTAGGTTACTGTTTGTTCAGATTTGCCCAGCAACTAGCCCCTCACAATATGTTTTTTGGTGGAGCGGCGGAGCACTGCCCTCCGGTCTTGACCAACTTATTTGATTGCTATCAACAGCATCAATTATATTTATACAGGATACCTTTTAAAAATGTCAATGGATAAAATGAAAGAACCAATAATTTATTTTATCAAGCGTAGGGACGATGATCGTGATCTCGACGATGATTTTGGTGATGATGCATTAGACGATCTTGACAATCGTAAATTTTGAAATTATCACATTCGTAATTAGAACCAAATTCTAGTGTTTCTTCAAGTGTTGGAAAAATATGATCAAGATATTTCAAAACGCCATTTACCCAATTGTGTGTTCTTAATCTATAAAACTCGTTTGCCATGTTATGCCTCCCTTATTATTTATCTGTAAAATAATTTAGCCATATCTGTCGAGTTTTGTTGGTATATTCGGTTAATGTTGCTTGATTTGCTGACACATTTATCTGAGGTAATTGACAAGCTCTTTCTAGCTTTTTAACAATGTCAGATGTTTCTACAGGATTCGCACAAAACCAATCAACTGCCCACGGTATTTCGCTGCTACCGACAACGGGTACTCCTCGACTAATGTGATCAGCTGCGACAATGTTAAATGTTTCTGAAATACTCACCTGCATACCGATATCCATTTGTGCACAAATAGTCAAAAATTCATCTCTTGGTGCCCATTGATGGCTAACAAGTTCATGACCTTTGTCGGCAAGATGTTGAAACATACCTTTTAGATTGTTGAGTATTGGCTCACCTTTCATTTCAATACGACCAGCATTAATATGAAATCGTAATTTTTTTCCAATAGAGTCTGCGAACTGGACCGCACATAATGCCTGTAAAAGTTGATTTTTAAGAGGTCTTATTGCACCAAAGCATGAAATATCTAGATATTCTTTACACAGATCAAATGGCTTAGTAGTGTAATCTTGCGGATAAAAATTTGGCATATAAATTACGCGGTCATTGATTTCGCTGTCTGACCAATTATAAACCTGTTGTAGATAGAAACGTGTTTCTTCCATCATTCTAGGTGCATTAACACCTATTATAATATTAGGAAACCGAACATAATCTCCTATCCAATCCATAGCTATACCTTCGCTTGCAATAAAAGGCATTTCGCTGTGTAACCTTATTATCCATTTTACATTAGGATGTAATTTTGTTAAAATATGAAATTTTGTAGGCACTACCCATAGTGCTTCAATTATAACATGTGTTGGTTTGTAAGAAGTAACTTCTCTATCAATGCAATTGTTGTCAATTGCAACAAACATTTTAGTTTCGACGCCAGAATCTTGCAGCATCTGATGCATAAACTTGACACTATTATATAAACCAGTACTTAATCCTATATGACTGTGTATGGTTTGATTATAATCTGGACGTCTTTTCAAGATAAACAGTACTTTTGTCATAATGACCTCATAAAGATTTAATAGAGGTATTTAATTGAATATCGCCGGTAACGATAAAGATAATTTCTATCACAAAATGTATTGCAATCGAGCATAATTATTACTCGATTGCAATACATACGCGATTTTAGTTCTTTGTTACAGCTGGTGCCACTGGCTTAGCAGCTGGTGCTACTGGCTTAGCAGCTGGTGCTACTGGCTTAGCAGCTGGCTTAACAGCTGGTGCTACTGGCTTAGCAGCTGGCTTAACAGCTGGTGCTACTGGCTTAGCAGCTGGCTTAACAGCTGGTGCTACTGGCTTAACAGCTGGTGCTACTGGCTTAGCAGCTGGTGCTACTGGCTTAGCAGCTGGTGCTACTGGCTTAGCAGCTGGTGCTACTGGCTTAGCAGCTGGTACTGGTTGTGCAATAGACAAACCGGGCGCTACTACCATAGACATTAAAAGACTTGTGCTAGTAATAGCAGATACAAATTTATTCATTTTCAATCTCCATAAATTACAAAGGAACTATCTCCTTTGTGATATGCATTATTAAGTATTTTCATTATAGCTGCAACAAAGCAATATTATGTTTAAATTTTGTTTGTTAATTATTTTCAGATCTTATAGGCATTCATAGAAAGATACTGCCACACAAATGTAGCAGCAGCAAGAGACGTAATTTGACTGTGGTCATATGCCGGTGAAACTTCTACGCAATCCATGCCTATCCAATTGATAGTTTGTAGATTCTCGATAACTTCGCTTAACCATATAGTAGATAATCCACCTATTTCGGGAGTTCCTGTGCCAGGAGCATAAGCAGGATCTAAGCAATCTATATCGAGGCTAAGATACACAGGAAGATCACCAACCTTTGAAGATATAATATTTGACACATGTTGAGGAGACCATTTCATAGCTTGTCTTGCCGAAATAGTTGTTCCGCCGCGGTCCTCTAGAAAATTTCTAGCCTCAATATCAGCAGGACTGCGTACACCAATACTTATTGTATGAGTTGGGTCTACCAACATGTCATCAATTGAATACGATAGCCATGTGCCGTGGCCATGAAATTCCCCAAAATGCATAGGCCATGTATCACAATGTGCATCAAAATGTACGACTGCAATTTTACCATATTTTTTACGTAGAGCGCGCAGAATTGCATAAGTTATGCTGTGGTCTCCGCCTAACGTAACAACGTGTTTATCTTCTGACAAAAAAGTAGAATATTCTTTTTCTATAATCGACAATGCAGAATCTGTGTTACCACTTGGTATTGGTATGTCTCCTGCATCGCCTACAAATTCTTTGAGATCAACAGTGTATTGAGGATGAACTCCGTCGGTTAGCATCATACTAACATCTCTAATTGCATTAGGTCCTAACCTTGCACCACTTCGAAAGGTTGTTGCACAATCTACGGGTGCACCTAGAACCACAAAAGGTTCAGTGGTGTAATTTTTAATTCCTAAAAAATTTCTAGTTGTCCCGTATTGAAACGGAAGATGGGTCATGTTATTAATCCACCAGAACGCGGCACAGCTAATCCAGTTGTTTGTGTAGTATAGTTAGCTTTTGCATCGTCATTAGACTTTACCATACATACAATCTGTTGTCGATTGATCGAAAATTTATCATCATGATTAGCACCCATCATCCAAAATGGAGCCATTTGTACACCCGGTTGTCCTGTTCTAGGATCTTGTGATAATATCATGAGCAACGGTTTTGTCACTGTAACCAAAGTATCAGAAAGGTCAGTAATCTTTGCAATAATTTCGTCGCCGTTGTTTAACTTGATACTGGCTACATCGCCAGAATTTAACGTTTTTCCTAAAAGCATGTTATTTTCCTATTTTGTTGGTGTGTTTATCTACTTAGATTTGATATACCCATTTTAGCAGCAACATCAATCAAACCTTGTGCGCATGTTGCGTCGTTTATCATACTGAATGCTTGCCTTCTAGGAGACGAGGTGCAGCTGATATGTATCCATAATGACGTGGGATATCGTCCTTCTATAATAAGTTGATCATATGGTACATTCTGTTTCATCCATACTGCAATGTCGTAATAATTACCAAACGGAACCCCTCTAAATTGATTATCTATAGCTTGTCCTTTTGGATGTTGACTAGACGGATTACCGGAATAAGGTCTCCATCCAGATGTTACAAATTGGCTTGGGTATTGAGCTTTTAATGGTTCTATGCAATTTAATAAGGTAAATTTTAAGTTAGCTACCAGTTGTGCTTGGGTATAACCTGCTTCACCAGATGAAGGTATAGTATGCCCACCGGCCGGAGTATACGACGATACTTGTCCTAAATTATAATTTGGAGTTAATTGTAAAGAATTTGGAAAACTGGTGAGAGCTAGAATATCAGATACCTCAGCGGGTGTACTTACTTTTGCTGAACCAGGCGGAGAATTATCTACAGAAAATCCACTAGACGGTAAACCATTAATAGCTGCTAAATCTGCTGCGGTCATGTTGCCTGCAGCTATTTGCTGTTGATAAAAAGCTTGTAATTCTGCAGATGAATTTGGATTAAGATTTGGATTAAAGTTGTCATCGGATTGCATAAATGATGCATCTTGCGCCGAGACTCCGCCATCGGCTGCCCCTCCGCTCAATGCAGGTGCATTTGTAAGAGCTACCAATACTCCGTTTACATACACATCTTTAGAATAGTAAACATCTTGCCCATTGAAGCTAGGGGGATTTAAAGGCACATTAATACTCCTGAGTTATATCAGATATTTACATACCAAAATATGCAACTAATTCTGTATATCCGCCGATATATTGGCCATCTAACCAAATTTGCGGTACAGTTTTAGCATTAGGTAGTTTTTCTAGTAATTGCGACTTTGTCACATAGAATTGATTCTCGTTAAGAGTAGTTTCATTGAAACCAGGGCTTACAATAAATTCTTTATATGATAATCCTTTGGTTGACAGCAAATCTTTGGCTTTAACACAGTACGGACAATCAGATTTTGTATAAATTTCTGCCAGCATCTTTATCTCCTGTTATAATGTATCAATATGTTTGTTGGTTTTTAACGACCCGTCTTGATCAACAGCAATCCAAATACTTTCGTCGGGCGGAGTAAGTCCAGCAAATTGATAATGCCATGCCCATCGAGAATAATAATTTACAGTTGGTATTATACAATGCGTTCGTTTCATATTGGTTTGCAAAATTACTGACCAAAATCTTCTGTCACTCCATAATCTATAACCTGGTTCTGTTATCCAAAATGTCATTAAATTTAAAGCATTACGGGTTAGAAATAAACAATTTGTATCGCAAAAGTCTTTACCATTACTTTCGTCGTTGTCTACAAATAGTATTTCTCCGGTACGACTACATATATTTCTTGTTGCCGTTACAACGTCATGAAATTCAACATTATTTTTCATTAATTCCAAGTGATTTGTTTCATAGGTGTTATCTGCATCTAGAAACGCAACAGCATCATAACCCTGACTAAATGCCGATATCGCGCCTAATGCTCGAGGTGTTGCACCTGCATCATTGTGGCATTGTGGTAATATTATATGATCAACATCGGTCCAATGTTTGATTATCGGATGAGGATCACCATCGGCGATCATTATATGTTTGTAATTTCTGTATGTTTGTTTGGCTACAGAATTATAACACCGTTCTAAGATTTTTGCGTCTTCTTTATAATAAGGAGTTATGACTGCTATTTTCATATTTCAGGTAACTCATTGTAATTAATGTCTGTACTAAGAACCCCGATTACATAATTTGTTGATTCAGTTTCCTGTAATGCTGATTGCTTTTTGCTAGGATTGCTATGTTTTGTGAACCAAGGTATAGGAGTGTTTCGAATAGTTGACCCTTGATATTTGATACCGATATCTTTTAATGCACCAACGGCTGTAAAATCAACAAAATCTTTTAAAATTCTAGCATTCAAACCAATTACAGGACCTTTGCTGAATAGATAATCTGCCCAATTCTTTTCTTCTTGTATGACAGCGTTATACATATCATAAATCTCAGATTCACAGTGTTGTTTTATTTCTGCAAATCGCGAATCTTCTTTGACAACTTGATTGATAATATAAGCTGTCCATTCTTTGTGTAGTAGTTCGTCTTGAAGTATCAAACTGATTATATTTCCATTGCCAATAAAGATACGATTTTCTACCATAGCTAAACTGGTAGCAAAACTTACCATAAATCTAAATGCTTCAAGTGCATAACTAGCATTTAATGCTAGCCAGATTGCTTTGATATGAGTAGTTTCGTCAACAAACTCGCCAATTTCTTTTCTACAATTGATCTGATGTAATGCATTATAATATTGGCCGATGTTAGCTGCCATATCAATAATTTCTTGAGTATCATGTATGGTATTGAACACATCCTTGGGGACATTATAGATATTTTGAATAATGTGGCTATAACTTTTGCTATGAATATTTGTTTCAAAAGCTGACCAAATTGATACCAACGATTCTAATTCCGGTAAGCTGATTACAGGACTAAAAACCTGTATAGGTGCTCGACCTTGCAAACTATCAAGAGCTGTTTGCCTTAGTAAATTGCTAGTAAAAATGTGTTTAACAGCGTCGCTGGCATTTTTAAAATCTGCTGAATCTTTTGTTAAATTAATCTCTTCTGGTACCCAAAAAAATCCACGTTGCTCTTGCTCATATTTGGCAATCTTTGGATAACGATATTCTTCAAATCTCTGAATTGTAACTGGCCCAGCAGGATCTAAAAACATCTTGCGAGATAGATAGTCAGTTTTCTTAGTGAGATTATATTGTTCCAGTGACATATTATTCTTTCAATCTGATTAATTAAATTATTTTTAGAGTACACACGACGCACAATGAAGCTCATCATCAAAATCAATAGATTCTAAAGCCATAGGTTCTTCTACAATTGATTTAGATCCTTGTTTTGAAATTAATGAGTAATATATTGTCTTTAATCCCCATTTATGTGCTAGCATGAGATTTTTAGCAATTAATGTAGTTGGTATCTTGCGTCCTTCGAAATGTGCAGGATTGTAAAAGGTATTTGAACTTATACTTTGATCAATATATGCAGCAATAACAGCAGCGGTTTTAAGATAATCGATACAATCAGTTTGATCCCACATCAACTGATATTTTGATTTGAGTTTATTATATTCTGGTGCAACTTGAATTAATGATCCTGCTTTTGACTCTTTAACAGTGATTAAACTCATCGGTAATTCGATTCCGTTTGTCGAATTGATCACTACCGAACTAGATTCAACTGGCGCTACCGCCATCAATGTCGCATTACGCACACCATATTCTTTCATGTTGGCACGCAAAGTTTCCCAATCAAGTTCGGGTTCAAAACTTGTAAGTTCGTTAACACCTGGTGCTCTACGCTCCCAAGGGAATATTCCCTGACCATAATAGGTTGAATCGCTATGCAAGCATTTCCCTCTTTCTTTGGCTAATTCAACAGATGCTTCGGTAAGATAATATGCACAATGTTCTTGCCAGCTTTTAACTTCAGCTAATGCTTCGGGAGTTCCGTATTTCAATCCTCGTTTAGCATGCCAATAAGCAAGATTGGTAATACCGATACCGATCGGCCTAATTTCGTCATTACTTAATTTACTTTGAACACTAAGAAAATCTTGGTAATCTAAAATATTATTGAGTGATCTCAGTAATATTCTACAAGCTCTCCGCATATCTTCTGGATTTCGAAACGCACCCCAGTTCATCGACCCCAATGTGCAGAGAGAGATACGACCACTATCATCGTCAAGACGTTTAAATGGTAAATTTGGTAAAACCACTTCTGCACACAGATTCGATTGATATATAGGATGTATTTTTGGATCAAACGGTCCTTGATTTTGAACGTTATCAGTATACATTAAATATATGCGGCCAGTGTCTGTGCGTTCTTTGAGAATTCCGCCTTTGAATACCTCTTCTGCCGACATAACTTTTTTACGTAAATCTTTTCGTTTCTCGTTTGCCACATACATTTTTTCAAATAAATCGATATCGCTATAAAACGCTTCGTACATTTCAGGTACTTCGTTTGGATCAAAGAAAGTTATATTTTCTTTATTCTTAAATCTTCTCCAAAAGAATGCACTCAGCACTACTGCATAATCAAGATGACGAACCCGTGTTTCTTCTGTACCTTGGTTATTCTTCAATACAATTAGATCATCGAATTGGTAATGCCATATCGGAAAATAAACTGTGCAAGAGGCGTTTCTGATCCCACCTTGACTACAACTACGGAGATCGCTATACCATTTTTTTAGAAATGGTATCATGCCGGTGTGCATTATTTCGCCGCCACGTATAGGACTACCAAGTGGTCTAACTCGGCCAACTTCTAAACCAATACCTGCGCGTTTACTAGCATATTTTGCCATCATCTCTCCGCTGGCAAAAATACTGTCTAGATCATCATCTGCTTTAATGAGAACACAAGAGCTAAATTGTTTGGTAGGGGTTCCTAATCCTGCCAACACCGGAGTTGCCAAGGTGAATAATCCATCGCTGGCTGACTGATAATATTCTTTGATATACCTCATACGCGCGGTATTTGGTGTCTCATTATGGAAAACTGTAGCAGCGGCTACAATATAACGTATTTGCGGAGTTTCGTAAATTTCATTAGTTGCACGATTACGAACTAGATATTTCTCAATTAGTTGTTCAATAGCTGCGTAACTATATTGCTCATCTTTTTCGTGATCAAGCATATCATTCATTTTGTTCCAGTCGTCTTCCGTATACCATTCTAATAGTTCACTGGTATACAGACCAATCTCTACATTTTTCTTAACAATAGAGTAAAGGTGAGGTACTTTATATGTACCATATACATCTTTACGTAGCATGCTCAACCGTTGTTTCCCAGCAACGTATTGATAATTGGTATGCCCGATATCAGGGTTGATATCAACATCGATGAGATCTACAATCGCACGCAACGTTATACCATCTATTTCAATTGTCGAAATTCCGTCATAAAAATGAGGTTGTGCCTTGATTTCGATCATTGATTGGCTAACATCAGCAACATTTTTACATACTTTGGCAATCTGTGCTTGCCATTTTTCAATATTCAGTAATTCTCTGCGGCCATCTCGTTTAGTGACGTAAATTTCTCCCTGTTTTTGGGTAGCCATGTGCAATCCTCTTTAAAATATAATTAGTTTACTAAATTATTAGTACTCGACAGCCGCATATTTAATCATTATGATATGGCATTGTTATTCGTTTTTATCTTATTTTGATTAGAAACATTACGAGTTGTAAACAGATGATGCTTGTTATCTTTATAAAAATATCTCTGTTGCACTGTATATTCCTTGTCTTCGATAGAACTTTGTACCAATCTATTATATTCTAGATTCAATAACCATTGGTTGTCGACTTTTAAAACAATACCTTGAAATTGTCGTTTGATATCTTTGGTCAAAATTAATTGCAATCTTTCGGAGGTCCATCTGTTATCGTTTGCTAACAATAAAGTATAAAACATTCCTAATGATATTGCACTTTCGTCAAAATTATTATTATGGATCAATGTCCATGCGTCTGGCCATGTTTCTGGTTGATCCCAATCTAGTACTCTTGCTGAAATTGGGCAATTGCTCCAAAAATCTATCAAATTTTGTAAATGTTCAACATCTGATAAATCTTTAGTCAAATTTGATCTACATTTTTTCCATGCTTTCATTAAAGATACTCCGCTGGCAAAGTCAGAAACGTGCATAGATTTTGATCCTTTTGTTCGAGTTTTTATCATTCTTCTAGTTGAAGTAATGTCAATGTTACGGTAATAGCAGTGGTAGTTGCACCATTGTTATAAACTTTCATTTGTATATTGCTATTTGGCGATGATTCACTACTATATCCTATAACAGCTGGACTAAAATATGTAGTACCAGACGATGTTGTTATAGACTCAGCTATTACCCCTGAATTTGGAGTTGGATCAGTATTAATTAATCTACTGGCATCTGCCGATTCTGCAGCTAGACTCGAATATACCGTAACCCATGCCCCATACGACACTTCGATACTATAAAGAGCATATCCGACATATCCAACTGCGGTAACATTTGCACTTGCTCCTGCAGCAATACTCGGAGTAGTAACTGCTACTGTTGATCGAGATGAAAGTCCAGTACTGGCAGGTCCAGTTGGTCCAGTTACTCCAGTTGGGCCGCC